TTTACGTTATGCTATATTATGAAGGAAATCTGTTATTGGCTCTTCGTTATTCCAAATATAAAAATTACATTTGCTAGATATAATATCAACTCTAATGCCCCTTAAATGAAATCATTTCCTTTACAACTATTAACAGTCCTACTTTTATTCTTTGCACCAATTCAACAGTTAGTTATGGTTGTAGGTCTAGCAATCTTATGTGACACATTCACAGGTATTTATAAATCAGTTAAATTAGATGGATGGAAATCTATTCGTAGTAGAAAGTTATCAAACATAATAAGCAAAATGGTTCTTTATGAGGTGTCAATTATTGTTCTCTTTCCAATTGATAAATTTTTATTGAACGAACTATTACTAAACATTGTTTCAGTTCAATTCTTTTCTACAAAAGTTGCATGTGTTCTTCTTATTCTTGTAGAACTAACATCAATTAAAGAAAACATAGAAGCAGCTTTAAAGATTGACATCTGGAAAACATTAAAAAACTTTATCAAAAGAGCAAAAGAAGTATCAAATAACTACGATGAAATCAAAAATTAACTTTACTTACATAATTATAGCTGTACTTGTTGTAATAATCTTTTTGCAAAGGTCTTGTTCTTCTGTATCAACTACTGACGAACCAACTGTTATAACAAAATATGATACAGTATGGAAAGAAACACACGACACTATTACAAAGGAAGTGGAGGTTGTTAAAATACAATACATCAAGCCAGAGGGTCCTGAGTACACTCCAGGAGAACATATAGATACTTGTAGAGCAAGATTCAGTTACTTACTGAAACAGCACATTGCAAAAAGAACTTATACAGACACAATTAAACTAGACAGTCTTGGAACTATAACAGTGATTGACACTGTTTGGTTAAACAAACTTGGTAAAAGAACCTACATCAAAGATTATAAGATACCTCTTGTCACCAAGACAACTACAATTATAAAACAACAAGATCCCAAAAGGCAGCTTTATATAGGAGGTAACTTGTTTGGTGACAAGACAACTCTACAATCATTTACTCCTGGTCTTATATATAAAGACAGAAAGGACAGAGTGTATCAAGCTAATGTTGGTGTAAACTTTGATGGTACATTAATATTTGGTGTTGGTACATATTGGAAAATCAACTTGAACAAAAAATAATAACCAATGGTAACAAGTAAACAATGTTTTGATAAATGGGGAGATCCTCTTACCACACATGACGAAGGTCTTTATATGGTTATGTGGGATGTACCTACAGAATTAGAAATAGGAGTGATACCAAAAAGACTTTATTGTAATAAAGCAATAGTAGCACCTCTTACACAAGCATTCAAAAATCTTATATCAACAGGTTTTGTAAAAGAACTAAAGACATGGGATGGATGTTTTAATGTAAGAAAGAAAAGAGGTTTAGCAAGCATGTCATTACACTCATGGGGTGTAGCTATTGACGTTAATGCAGCATGGAATGGATTAGGTAGAACACCAGTGCTATCTGCAGGATTTGTAAAATGTTTTACAGATGCAGGTTTTGACTGGGGAGGAACATGGACACGTAAAGATGGAATGCATTTTCAATTAAGTAAAATATAATGGCAAAAATAACCAACACAGTAGTTAAGTTAGAAACACCAAAGGTTAATAGACCAAACATACATGCTAAGTCACAAACCTCTAACTTAAAAAGTTCTAAAAACTATAAGAAGCTTTATAGAGGACAAGGTAAATAATGGAAGTAATATATCAAGGTAATGTAGCAATAGATTGTAGTACAAGAATCACTTGTACAACTACGTCATTGACTATAACTAACATCATTATCAACAACCTCGATTCAAATTATGTATTCAACTTGAATAGATTTATGTCAGGTCCTGGTATCCATAAGATTCCTATATATGAACTATCGTTAAACGCAGGAGATTCTATACAAGATACACAATCATATATTCTTTTCAAAGGTGATTACCTACAATTTATATCTGATGTACCAGGAACAACTTATTATGTTAGAGCAACACAAGAAACATAATGTATGAGTTTATAGATAAGAATGGAAACATCTCAGCTAACTCTGCTAAACTTGTTGTAATAGACAAGTATGGAAAAGTAAAAGAAGTTGGTGGTGGAGGTGGAGGAGGTTCTCCAACAGGCCCTGCAGGAGGTGACTTATCTGGAACCTATCCCAATCCATCAGTTGTATGGGCTAATGGACAACCAACATACGATCTTGTTTACTATCCTTTATCAACTAATCCTGCAGGTTATTTAACAAGCTCTGCTCTTACACCATATTTAACTACAGCTGCTGCAGCTCTTATATATTATCCTATACCTACAGGTACAACAGCACAATATATAGATGGTACAGGTGCATTCCAAACTTTTCCAACTATATCAAGTGGAACTGTAACATCTGTAGCTGCGTTAACATTAGGCACTACAGGAACAGATTTAACATCCACTGTAGCAAATCCAACTACAACACCTGTAATTACACTAAATGTACCAGATGCAAGTGCAACAGCAAGAGGAGCTCTTACTTCTGCAGATTGGAATACATTTAATAATAAACAAAACGCTTCATCAAGAAGAAACGCAAACAACTCTACCAATAACAATATAAACTATTGTGGATATGCACCAGTTGGTTCTGCAGAATCTGCAGCAGTGTGGACAATAACAAGAATAACAATAGCTGCAAGTGGATCAATAACAACAGGTTTAGCTACAAACGTAGCTTGGACAAATAGAGAATCTATACCATATACATAAAAAATAAAACTATGCCAATTACAAGTAATAATCCAATAGAAGTAGATGGAAATGTTTACCCATATTATATGGTAAACTTAGCAATATCACCATTAGTTAAACCAACTGATATAGGTGGTAGCGTGGCTATGAGATTAACACCTTATAGAGTGATAGAAGATGGAAGTTCAGTGAGTCTTCCAGACAATTCAATTCCTATTACATACATGGATGTTTTTGAAAGTGGAGATACAGATGCTATAAATGCAGCAGCTACAATTATGGGTGCATTGCAAACATTTATTAATGATAAAAATCTATAATATATGGCAGTAAGATTTGCAGTAGCAACAGGTAATTTTAGTAATGGAACAATTTGGGATAATGGAGCTGTTCCAACAAGTGCTGATGATGTATTTGCAAATAACTTTACTGTTACTATTGATGGAACATATACAGTACAGACAATAAGAAATACAGCTTCTCCTATTTCTATTCCTGATATTGCAACTCCTGCAATGACTTCTAATAGCACTCCAAGTGGGATAGTTTTTGCATCTTCTCAAAATGGAGTTAACTTTTCTTGGAATGCTTTTTCTCAAGATAGTAATACTACATTTTGGCAATCAGCTGTTGCTAATACAGGAACATTAGGTTATCAATTTCCAAGTGGTAAAGTTATAAAGAGATATATTCTTAGGATGATTAGTTCTACTACATTGTCATTTCCAACAGCTTGGACATTTCAAGGGTCAAATGATGGTATTTCTTATACAACATTAGATACAGTTACAGGGGCTGTAATATCATTAGGTGGAAATTATGTAAGTAGTGTTTTAGCTAATACAACATCTTATACATATTATAGAATAAACATAACAGCTGTAGTATCAGCAGGAACTGCACCAACTATTGGAGAATTTGAATTAACAGAGTCAACAGGCACTGCATTTGGTGGAGCTGCAGGAGGGCAATTTAGATATGCAAATGGAGGTAATTTAACTTGTACTTCTTCTCCTGCTATTGTTGTAGGAATAGCATCAGTTCCTGTTTTAGAAATGACTTTAGCAAGCCCAAATACAGGTACTTTTACTGGTAATATATTGACACTTGCAAACACTGGTAATTTCTTTGCCATTAGACATTCAAGTACAGGAATATTAAATCTGAATGGTAATTATAGTATAGATGGAACTACTGGTAGGTCAATAATTTCAGTAACGCTTACAGGAACGCTTAATATTGTTGGTAATCTTACTTCTACTAATAACTCTGGTAATAATATTAACACTTTAGTAATGAATACTGGGGGAACTATTAATATAACAGGAAACTGTACAGGATCGACAAATCTATCTGCAGCTTCATCACCTGTATACTTAACATCTGGAACTTTAAATATTACAGGTAATACAACAGGAGTAACAGGGCCAGCTGTTACATTAGCTGGAGCAGTTAATTATACTCAAATAGGAAACGTAAATGGTTCAACAGCTCAAGCAGCTATTTTAAATCAAACTGTTACATCAACAATTTCTGTAACAGGAATAATAACTGCTGGAACTGGAGCACCAGCTATATATTCTTCTTTTGCTTTAACAAGTGGGTATGGTTCAGGCACTTTTGTAAAGGTGTCAGGCAATGTAGTTAATACAAATAATATTATGGCTATTGTAGCTCCAAGAGTAACAATAGACACAAATACAGCAAGTTGGTTATTTCAAATAAGTACTGGAGGTAATAGAACACTTTATGCTGATGGTGTTGCTTTAGGAAACCCAGCAATTACAGATGTTAGACTTGGAACAGTATATGGAGTATCAGGAGGACTTACAGGAACATTAATTGTACCATCTCCTTCTAATGTATTACAAGGTGTTGGAACAGATGCTACAGTGGGAACATTATTAATGACACCTGCAGACTTTTGGAACTATTTAATATCTAGTGGTTTTACAGCAAATAGTATTGGTGATAGATTACAGAATGCTAGTACAGTGGCCACAACTGGTGGACAAATTGCAGCATATAATATATAAACATAAAATAAATAAATATATTTGTATTTGATATAGAAATTATCTGTACATTTATAGCGTCATTTAACAATCTTTAAAATAAAACATCATGGCAATACCATCAAGAGGCATAGGCTGGAGTACAACAGACAATTTACTATGGCAGATATCTAAACAATTAGAGCATCTTATCAGTGTTACAGCTCAAGGAAACACTTATCCTACCACTACATCAACTACCACTGCTGTTGCACCAACTACTACTAGTACAACAACAGTATAAACTAATTAGTGCACAACAATTAAAACTAATAAACCAACTACATTATGAAAGAATTAAAATTTATCCAGGCTTGTCCTAGTGACATTTATTACACATGGCAAGTGAACCTATGGATGGAGAGTCTTAAAGAAATAGGACACTCTGACAAAGCAATCAATCTAATCTTTACACCTAAAGGAAGAGAGAATAGAGATAAATGGAAACAGATTGAAGATCTATATCCAGAAGCAGAGTTTCATTATTACGAAGATGAAGACAATTTAAATAGACTGATTGGTATATACATTCCTGTATTAAGACCATACGTTCTTTGGAGACATTTTAAATTACATCCAGAGTTAAGTGATTGTGCTATATTCTATTGTGATTCAGATATTCTTTTCATGAAAGATTTCAATGTGGATCAGTTTTTGGAAGATGATGTAAACTACTTATCAGATACAAACAGCTATATCAACGCTAAGTATTTTGATAGTAAATTGCATCAAGTGCTACCAGAGAAACTGGAAGAGTATAAAGGAAGAGATGTTCTAGCAGAAATTGCTAGTGTTGTTGGAATAAGTAGAGAAATAGCTGAAGCTAATAATGATCATTCAGGAGGAGCTCAATATCTATTAAAGAATGTAGATGCTGATTTCTGGAGTAAGGTGATGAATGATTGTATTCTTATAAGAACCTATTTACAACAAGTGAATAGAGAATTCTTTAAAGATGAAAACACAGGATTCCAAAGTTGGTGTGCAGATATGTGGGCTGTCCTTTGGAATATATGGTTGAGAGACCAAGAAACTAAAGTGGTTCCAGAACTAGCATTTGCTTGGGCCACAGACCCAATCATTAAACTAGAAACCCACACAATCTTTCATAATGCAGGGATAGTTTCAGAAAATGGAAATGGATACCCTGCTTTTTATAAAGGAAAGTATCACATGGGAACAGATCCAACAAAAGATCCTAACCTTGATGATCTACTTAACAATGAAGAATCAAAAAAATATTGCACGTGGTTTTATGCCACTAAGCTAAACGAAATAAAAGAAAAATATAACTTAAATTATTAAATATAATGCCTACATTTATCAAACCTGGCTTTTGGAATAAAAAAAGAAATAAATTAGCTGGAGAGCTTAATTTAGATTTATTAATTCAAGATAATTCTTCTGGAGCTAATTATAAGTCATATGTTGCTTTAGTTACTCAAGTAGGAACATATCCTATTATTTCTAGTGGCACGCCTTTAGTAATAGGAGTTACTTATAT